GCTGGTGCGTGCGACGCCGCCGGTTGCGCCGCCGAAACGGCGCGCCGCGCTGTCGGGCGACGCGGCCTGGAGCTTTCCCTACGACGCATCCAGTTGGTACCAGCCGGAAAGCGACGGCTGGTTCCCGATTACCTACTCGCCGGACCATGAGATCAACGTCTACCGTGATCGCATGGTCGGCCGGGTGCGGGATCTCACCCGCAACGACGGCGCCGCGACCGGTGCGATCCTGTCGACCCTGGATCAGGTCATCGGTGGTGCCTATCGGCTGATCTCGCTGCCGGACTATCGCTGGCTGGCCCGGCATTTCGGGCCGGCGTTCGACGCGGTCTGGGCTGAAGAGTACCGGCAGGCCGTCGAAGGCGAGTGGCGCAACTGGTCGGAAGACCCGCTGTTCTTCAACGACGCCGAGCGCCAGCTCAACATCGCCGATCAGATGTGGCTGGCGCTGCGGCACCAGCTGGTCGACGGCGACACGCTGGCCATCGCCGAATGGCATCCCGAGCGGGTCGGTTATGGGCGTGCCCGCTATGCCACGACGCTGCGGCTGCTCGACCCCGATCGGATGTCAAACCCGAACGAAATGATCGACACGCGGCATCGTCGCGGCGGCGTCGAGATCGACGACGACGGCGTGCCGATCGGCTACCACATTCGGCGCGGCCACGCGTTCGACTGGTATCAGTCGGTCGACAGCATGATCTGGGACTTCATCCCGCGGGAAACCGACTGGGGCCGTCCGGTCGTGCTCCACTACTACGATCGCGACCGCGCCACGCAACATCGCGGCCTCGCGGCGTTCATCCCGGTGCTGAACACCTTCAAGATGCTCAACCGGTTCGATGCGGTGACGCTGCAGGCGGCCGTGCTCGCGGCGGTGTTCAGCCTGTCGGTCGAAAGCCCGTATGACCCGGAGGGGCTGAAGGAAATGCTCGAGCCGGGGGCCAGTACGATTGAGCTCAACAATTACTCGCAGATGCGCGCGGATTATCACCGCGACCGGCCGATCCAGTTGAACAACGCAACCGTTCTGCCGACGTTTCCGGGCGAGAAGATCAATGCGCTGGGGGCGACCCAGCCGGGTCCGGAATACGACCCTTTTACACATGCCGTGTATCGGCGTCTGGCCGCCTCGCTTGGCACAACGGTCGAGGAAATCACCCGCGACTGGACCAAGACGAATTACAGCTCGGCGCGCGCCGGGTTTGTCTCGGCATGGCGCACCATCTCACGCCGGCGGGCGCGGTTCGACCGCGGCTTCGCCAAGGGCCTGTATGTCGCCTGGCACGAGGAAGCCTATGAGATTGCGGACCTGCCGCTGCCGGCCAACGCGCCCGACTTCGCCGAGGCGCGCGGCGCGCTGGCCCGCTGCAAATGGATCGGCGCGCCGCGCGGTTGGGTCGATCCGGTGAAGGAAGCCCAGGGCGCCGTGCTGCGCATGGACGCGGGCGTGTCGACGTTGCAGCAGGAAGCCGCCGAGCAGGGCCACGACTATGAAGAGTTGCTGCAACAACGTGCTCATGAGCGGAAGTTGATGGCCGAATGGGGCATTCCGTATCCGGAATGGATCGCCGGTATCTCGCCGCAAACCGGCGAGGGCGAACCGGCGGCACAGCAGTCGGCAAAGCCGCGGCCGCAATAGACGTGTCCGATGCAGATCATTAGCCGAGCGGCAGCTAAAGAGGCTGGCGCCGCGCCTGTCGTATTCGCGCGGCAACTGGGGCTGCTGTGCTGAATTTTCCCTTTCTTTCGCAGCAGATCTTCAACCGGCCGCTGGCGATCCGGCCGGAGAAGGCCGAGATCATTATGGGCGCGCTGGCCGATCGCCTTGGCATCGTGCGCCTGCGGCTGCCGGATGGGCGCATCCGCGCGTTTGACGGCGGCGACGTGATCTTCGACAGCGATGGGCCGGTCGGCCAGGGCGCGGGTTATGAGGCGGTCGCCGGCGTCGCGGTGATCGAGGTGCATGGCACGCTGGTGCAGCGCCAGCTCGGACTGCGGCCGGTGTCCGGCATGACCGGCTACAATGCGATCCGCACCAACATCTTCACGGCGCTGGACGATCCCGGCGTGAAGGCGATCGCGCTCGATATCGACAGCGGCGGCGGTGATTGCGCGGGCCTGTTCGATCTGACCGACGCGATCTTCGCGGCGCGCAGCGTCAAGCCGATCTGGGCCATCCTGGACGAGAGCGCCGGCAGTGCAGCTTATGCCATTGCCGCCGCGACGAGCCGGATCACGATGCCGCGCACCGGCTATGCCGGGTCGATCGGCGTGATCGCTCTGCACGTCGATGTGACGAAGATGCTGGAGAAAGAAGGCGTCACGGTCACTGTCGTGCAGTACGGCGCACGCAAGGCCGACGGCCAGCCGATGGTCCCGCTGTCGGCTGCGGCCCGCAAACAGATGCAGGCCGACGTCGATACCCTCGGCGAGCTGTTTGTTGGGTCGGTCGCGCGCTATCGCCGCCTGCCGGCGACGAAGATCCGTGACCAGCAGGCGGCCGTGTTCCTGGGCGCCCGGGCGCTGGAAGCCGGACTGGTTGATGCGATCCTGAGCCCGGCTGCGGCGTTCGCCGCCCTGGTGCGTTCCCTGAACTGAAGGTTCGTGTCATGGCAAAAACGACCTTGCACACCGAAGCGGAAAGCGCGGCGCACGCGCTGATCCGCGTCGGCCACTACGACATGAGCGCGGCGTGGAGCTTCTCGGCCGAGGACGGCGACGCGCTGCTCGGCCCCAAGGGCGATGACTGGGACAAATTCGGCCGCTGGCATCTCGGCGAGGACGCGTCCGAGCCGCGCGAGACCAAGGCGCACTGGAAGTATCCGTATGGCAAGGACGGCAAGGTCTGGCGCCGTGCGCTGGCCTCGATCCGGTCGCGCGCCTCGCAGAACGGGGACACCACGATTTTCGACGCCGCCGGTCGCCTGATGACGGCGATGGATGACGAAGAACAGAAAAAGGAGAGCGATGTGAGCCTACGACAGATCCTGGCCTCCCGGTTCAGCCATTTCGCGAATACGCCGGCCGCGGCCGCGGCCGAGGATGGCGGCGAAGACGACGATGAGGCGAAGCGCGCCGCCGCCAGGAAGGCCGAAGACGACGAAGCCAGGAAAAAGGCCGAGGAAGAGGAGGAAGCGCGGCGGGCCCGCCGTGCGCGCCGCGCGCGCAAGAAGGGGCGTCGCGCCAATTCCCGCGAGCGCCAGGAAAATGACGACGACGACGATAATGACGCTGACGACGCCGGCGACGACGATGAGGATGACGACGACGACGCGGACATGAAGAAGGCCGCCACGGCGGGCCACGAGGCTGCGCTCGATGCCGCGTTCCGCGCCGGCGCGCGGGCTCAGAGGCGCCGCTGTGCCGCGATCTTCGCCCATCAGGCCGCGGCCGCCAATCCCATGCTGGCGATGTCGCTCGCTTTCGAGACGTCGATGACGTCGGCCGCGGCGGTCGGCGTGCTGGAAAAAACCCCGGCACCGCCCCGCAACACCGGGTCGTCCTTGCATCAGCGCATGGCTGCCAGCGGCGCCGCCGCCATCCGCGTTCCGACCGGTGCGCCGCCCGCTCCGGGCGGCTCCCAGGCGATCGCCGCAAGCTGGGATCACGCTCTGAAGGACTTCGCGCCGGTGCGCTAAGCGCCGTCCCGCGCCGGTCCAATTTCCTGCCCCAAATCCTCCAACCTGGAGCACGCTGATGGTTTCGCCCGTATTGATTGAGCGCCGGCATTCGTTCGGCTTCCTCGTAAGCGAGGAAGAGCAGGGCCGTTCCCGCGATCAGGTGGTCTTGCTGCAGCAGACGCCGGCCGCGGCGCCGAGCGCGCCATCCCTGTCGGCCGGCACCAGCGGCTCACTGCCGACGTCGACCATTTACTGCAAGGTCACCTATGTCGGCGCCTTCGGCGAGACGCTGCCGTCCGCCGAGGCCAGCCAGGCGGTCACCGGTCCGAACGGCGACGTGGTCGTCACCGCGCCGTCGACCGTTGCCGGCGCGACCGGATGGAATCTCTACGCGTCAAGCGCCTCGGGTGGCGAATTCCTGCAGAATGCGGTGCCGAACGCTCTGGGCAGCAACTTCACGATCAACTCGTTGGTGGTGGGCGGGGTATCGCCGCCGACGGTGGCGCCCAGCACGGAGCTGCCGGCGGGCCTCATTCTCGGCCAGACCCTGGTCGGAACCTCGGCGACCTACACCGCCAATTCCGGCAACACCGGCAATTTCACCTGCGGCACGGTGACCGTTGCCCAGGGCGCCATCGAAGGCACCTATATGATCGAGTTCATTGCCGCGACGGTGTTCAACGTGCAGGCGCCGAACGGCGTCGAGTACGAAGGCCATACCGGGGTCGCGTTCAGCGCCGGCGGTCTCGGCTTCACCATCACCGCCGGCGGCACGGCCGCCGTCGCCGGCGACGGCGCGACGATCGCCCTGGCGACCAATGCCAACGCGGGGCTCTATGCGCCGCTGAACCTCTCGGCGGCCGACGGCACGCAAACGGCCGCGGCGATCCTCGCCAACGAGATCGACGCCTCATCTGCCAACACCAAGGTCACCGTGATCGACCGGGCTGCGCAGGTGAACGGCTCGGAGCTGATCTATCCGGCTGCGGCGACGGCGGCGCAGATCACCGCGATCAACGCGACCCTGGCAACGATCGGCGTTATCGTTCGCTGATCGCGTTCCCCATCATCCTGCGCGGCCTCGGCGGCGCGATTTCCATCCCTCGGAGGCTTCTCGATGGCGTCCCTCGACATCTTTCATAGCGACCCGTTCACGACGATCCAGCTCACCACGGCGGTCGAACGGACGCCGTATCTGCCGCAGGGCATCGAGGCGCTCAACCTGTTCGATGACAAGCCGATCCGCACCAAGGTCGCCATGGTCGAGCAGCGTCAGGGCCAGCTGGTCGTGCTGCCGTTCTCGGATCGCGGATCGCCGCGTACCGAGCGCACCATGGAACGCCGCCAGGCCCGCGGCTTTCAGGTGCCGCACATCGGCATGGCGGACACCATCTACGCCGAGGAAATCGCAACGATCCGCGAGTTCGGCAGCGAAACGGAACTGATGCAGGTGCAGAAGGAACTCGGCCGCCGCCTCGTTGGGCCGACAGGACTTCGTGCCAGCATTCGCTTCACCCAGGAATACCACAAGCTGGCCGCAATCCAGGGCCTGCTGCTCGACAGCGACGGCTCGGTGCGGTTCAACTGGTTCAACGAGTTCGACATCATCCAGCCGACCGAAATCGTCTTCAACTTTCCGGCCCTGGCCTCGGAGTACAGCTCATCCGTCGCGCCGCTACGGCCGCTGTGCAATCAGATCGTCCGCAACATGAAGCGGGCCGCGCAGGGCGCCTGGATCGAGGGCCGCACCCGCGCCGTCGCGCTGTGCGGCGATGCATTCTTCGACGCGCTGATTTCCAACCCGGAAGTGCGCAGCACCTATTTGAACTGGATGCAGGCGCAGGAACTGCGTCAGAACCTCGCCTTCGAGGTGTTCAACTGGGGCGGCATCGACTGGGTCAATTATCGCGGTTCCGACGATACCGTCGGGCTGGTCGGGACGACCACGTCGAGCAGCGGCACCGTCGCGTGCTCCGGCATCCAGTCGACCTATGTGATCCTCGGCAAGGAGGTCAGCGTCGTCGGCCTGCAAGTCAGCGGCCCGGGCATTCCGGCCGGCTCGACGATCGGCTCGGTTTCGTCCGGGGTGAGCTTCACTCTCGCAAACAGCGTCGTGGCAACGGCGAGCGGCACCAGCGTGTTCAATCTGGGCGCCGGCAATCAATATTCCGGCGGCGGTGCGATCTCGATCCCGGCGAACAAGGTTAAATTCGCACCCCGGTTCGCGCCGGGCATCTTCGAGAAGATCATGGCGCCGGGCGATTCCTTCGAATGGATCAACACGCTCGGCAAGCCGGAATATGTGCGCATCATCCCTGACCGCGACCGCAACGAATGGGTCCGCGCCGAGATGGACGCCTATCCGCTGCACATCTGCACCCGCCCCGAGGTGCTGTATTCCGGCACGATGGATGCGACCGCGGACTAAATGATATTAAAAGTCGTTGTGCGATCGCTGAAAGTCCGCACTGGCGCCTGGGGAACCGATAATGGACCGGATCGAAATCACCAACAAAGGCACGCTGTATCTGGGCGGCCAGCAGCACGGGTTTCCGCCGGGCAGCGTCGTTCCGCTGCGCGCCGATCATGCCGCGGTGCTGATCGCCGAAGGTCACGTGACGCCGGCGCATCATGAAACGCCGGTGACCGCCGACGTCCTCGCCGCGGCCGGCCTGACGCCGGAGGCGCTCGCCAGGGAAGGTCTCACCGCAGAGGGTCTGGCGAAGGCGGGGCTGACCGCCGAGGAGCTGATGAAGAACAGCACGCCGGACGCCGCGACCCGGGTTGCGCTGACCGCGTGAGTGCGAGCGGCCCATTAATATCAACGAGAGAGGTTACACGTCATGGCACATGCCGCCAGCATCGGCAGGATCGTCCACTACTATCAGGGCGACTACGACCCCGACAACTACATCAGCGCACAGGACAGCAAGCGCGAATGGCGTGGCACCAATGGCACGCGTTGGCATCCAGCGATCATAACCCACGTTCACACCGACGATTGCGTGAATCTTATCGTATTTTTCGATGGCAAAGGCCAACAGGTCATGACCTCGATGACGCGTTTGCCTGATGAGGTCTTCGCCGAGGGTATGCACTGTACGAACAGCGGCTGGCGTTGGCCTCCAGGCGTTTAATTGCAGCTTTTTGCCGAGCTTAGGCCATGATCGACTTCGACGTGCTGGTCAATGCGCCGTGCCATGCGGCGTTCGGGCAGACCGTCACCTATTACCCGGGCAGCGGCCCGATGCTCTCGGTGCAGGGCGTGTTCACCGACAAGTTCGTCCAGACCAGTTTCCAGGACGGCGCCGAGATCGTTAGCTTCCGCACCGTGGTGAACGTGCGGGCCGCCTTGCTGCCGGCGACGCCGGTGCAGGGCGAGTTGTTCCGCATCCAGGGCGTGCTCTACGTCGTCAACACGGCCGAGCCGGACGGTATGGGCGATATCCGGATCTATTTGGGCCTCGCCAGCGACCGCGAAGCGCATCGCATTCCGCTGCCGCCGGTCTGCTGAGCATCCGCTGATGTCCGGCGCACAACAAACCCAGGCGGCGCAGCTGCGCAGCCTCGCCGCAACAACGTTGCTGGCCCAGAACACGATCGCCGCAACCCGGGTCGAGCAGGAACGCACGCTGCCGCTGGCGGCGGGCGATCTGCCGCATTTGAACGTCTTTGTCGATGAATCCGGTGCCGCCGAATATCAGGGCGGTCCGCGCTTCAAAGTGACGGCGAAGCTGATGATCAAGGGGACCGTGCAACGGGCCCGCCTGGCCGACGCGGTGGCCGATCTCGATACGCTGACATACCAGATCAAGGATGCGCTGCTGTGCGATCCGGTCTGGATCAAGCTCGCGAACCAGGTTCTGAGCTTCAACGTCACCGGCAGCTTCAAGAGCGACCAGGAGCAGCATCAGGGCGAGGTGCTCATGACGTTCTCCTGCGAATACCTGGAAACCATCGCGCTCCGCGGTCCGGTCGCGATCACCGGCGAAGACATTACGACGCAGGCGGGAATTGCCGGCGTCACGGCGCCGATCGTCAGCTCGTTCACCATCTCAACCTGAGGACGGACCATGTCGCAGACGGTCAACTTCCAGAGCATTCCGCCCGGCCTGCAGGTGCCGATGTTCTGGGCAGAGACGTCGAACGCCCAGGCTGGGGTGAACGTCCAGCAGCAGCGCGTGCTGCTGATTGGCGGCACGCTCAATGCCATGCCGCTGGTGCCGGTCTGGGCGCCGCCGCCGGCCGGCACCGGATCCGCCGGCGCCGGGCAGGCGGTCGCGGCGCAGACCGGGCAGGGCTCGATGCTGGCCGAAATGGCGGCGCTGTATCGGCTTAACGACCCGTTCACCGAATTGTGGTTCCTGCCGATCCCCGCGCCCTCGGGCGGCGTCGCGGCGACGGCAACCGTGGTGATCTCCGGCACGCCCACGGCGGCGGGCACGCTGTCGCTCTATGTCGGCGACCACCTGTTTGCCGTGCCCGTCACGGCGAGCCAGTCCGCCACCTCGATCGCTGCCGCCGTCGCCGCCGCCATCAACGGCGCACCGGCGCCGGTCAGCGCCACGAGTTCGACCGGCACGGTAACGCTGACGGCCAAATTCACCGGCATCCACTACAACCAGCTCGCGCTGCAGCTGAACTATCAGGGCGCGCCGGTGGGCGAGGCAACGCCGGCCGGCCTCACCGTCTCGATCACCGGCTTCTCGGGTGGCACCGGCGACGTGGTGTTGTCCGGGGTCGCGGCGGCGATCGGCACCCAGGCTTTCGACTTCATCGTCTGCGGCTTCAATGACGCCACCTCGCGCGCCGCTCTGACCACGCTGGAAAGCGACAGCGGCGGCCGGTGGAACTGGACCAACCAGCTGTTCGGCGGCGCCTTTGTCGCCGACGTCGATACCGCAACGAACCTGCAGACGCTGGGCGGCACGATGAACGATCAGCATCAGTGCGTGATCGGCTGCACCGGCAGTCCGACGGCGCCCTGGAAGATCGCCGCGGCCGTGATGGGAACGGCGGTGCCGCGCATTATCGCGCAGCCGAACATTCCGCTCGATGGCCTGGTGGTGCAGGGCGTGCTGGCGCCGCCGATCGGCACCAATGACGGTTACAGTGCGTCGACCCTGCAGACCCTGCTGACCACGGGCATTTCGCCGCTGACCTTCGATCGCGCCGGCGCCTGCCACATCGTGCGGCTGATCAGCACCTATCAGACCAATCAGTTCGGTGTCAGCGACCAAAGTTATTACGATATCGGCGTGCTCTACACGATCATGGCGGTGTTGCGCACCCTGCAGGCGAATTCGACCTCGCGGCTCGCACAGAAACTCCTGGTCGACGACGGCACGCCGATCGGCGCCGGACAGCCGGCGATCTCGCCCTCGATCGAGCGCATGAACATTTATCACGATTACCTGCAAATGCAGGCGAACCTCTGGGTCGAAGATGCAGCGGATTTCCTCGCCGGCCTTGTGGTGACGCGGAACGCGACCAATCCGACCCGGCTCGACGTGCTGTTCGATCCGCATATTGTTTCGGGGCTGCACATCTATGCCGTGCTGAACCAGTTCTACCTGCGGGCCGCCACGCCGGCCACGATCACTTCCGCCTGATAGGGAGCACAGGCCATGGCAGTCACCGCCTCGGGCGTTGGCACGATGTCGGTCTACATCGGCGGCACGCTGATGGAGCTGACCGGAAAAGTCGATCTCGAGTACGGCGGCATCACGCGCGAGCCGGTGGTCGGTCCGGGCGGCGTGATCAGCGGCCGCTGGATGGAAAAATACAAGGCGGCGACGCTGTCGATCGAGGTCTCCGACGGCTCCCAGGTCGATGTGGTGGCGTTCAAGGACATCACCTTCGTGCCGCTGCAGATCGCCATGCGCAACGGCAAGACGATCCTAATCCCGAACGCGAGCTGCACCGGCGACGTCAAGGGCGATCTCGCCGGCGGCAAGTTCACGCTGGAGTATTTCGGCGACCCTGCACAGGACATTCTCCCCAATGGCTGATTCCGTTACGCTGACGCTGAGCCGTCCCATCCAGGTCGTCGGCGAGATGCGCGCGACGCTCGCCCTGCGGGAACCCGACGGCGGCATGCTGGCCCGCGCCGGATCCTATGTCCGCATCATCCATCTCGACAGCGGCGAGACGGCCATCGAGCCCATCCCCGGCGGCATGCTGAAACTGATCGCCGCCTGCGCCGGCGTTCCGGTGCGCTCGATCGAAATGCTGGCCGGGCGCGATTTTCAGGAGGCGCAGTCGGCGGTGATGCGTTTTTTGGCGCCGGACCCGGCGCCGGAGACGAACTCCTCGACCGATACTTCGAATGCGCCCGATGGTGGCGCGACGCCGGCTTCATCTTCAGCCTGACCCCGGCCGAGCTGCTGCTGTTTCTTAAGCAGGCGGAACGGATCGCCGAAGCGGAAAAGCCGAAGGAACGCTGATGTCCGGCACCGCGCCCGTCTTCAATGCGCAGATCAAGGGCGTCGATGAAGCAACGGGCGTCTTCGCCAAGGTCGCCAAGAGCCTGCATGGCCTGGTGGAATCGACCAAAAGCCTCGCCACCGCCACCAAGGGTCTGGGCCATACGGCGGCGACCGCCGCGACCTCGCACCAACGCTTCCTCGCCACGCTCGGCGCGCATTTCCGGCTGCTGCACGGCCATATCGGTTCGGTCAATGCCGGCATCGTCAGCGTCCGCAACTCGCTTTCGGAGCTGATTCCGGCGATCGGCGCGCTCGGCGCCGGGGCCACGTTTGCCGGCCTGCTGGAGCTCACGCACAGCGTCTCCGAGGCCCAGGTGGCGCTGGTCGCGATGACGCAGAAGCTGGGCATCAGCGAGACGCAGCTGCTCGGCCTGAGCTATGCCGCAAAAGTCTCCGCCGTTCCGGTCGAGACGGTCACCCGCAGCATCGAGCGGCTCAATAAGACCGTCGGTCAGACCGTCGTCGGCCACGACAAGCAGGCCGCCGCACTGTTTCATCATCTGCGGATCAGCCTGAAAGACGCCAACGGGCACATCCGCAGCGCCGGCGATCTGATGCCGCAGCTGGCGGACGCCTTCAGGAAGACGCGGGATCCCGCGATGCAGGCCTACATGGCCTTCACCCTGTTCGGCCGCGCCGGACAGGAAATGCTGCCGATGCTGCTGCAGGGCGGCGACGCGATCAGGGAGCTGACCGCGGAAGGTGCGAAGCTGGCCTATATCACGACGCCAGAACAAAAACGGTCGCTGCGGGAATTCGCCGACAGCTGGATCGGCCTCGAAGCCGCGGTCGGCGGTTTCAAGACCGAAATCGGCGCCGAGCTCGCGCCCGTGCTGGCGCCGCTGATTGCGATGGCCAAGGAATGGGTGCTCGCCAATCGCGACTGGATCGCCCAGGGCATCGCCGCCAAGGTGAAGCTGCTGGCCGACGGACTGCGACAGCTGGATATCGAGGAGATCGTTCGCCAGACGACGGAATGGGTCCATTGGACGATGGACCTCATCAACCATCTGGGCGGCATGCGCACCGTGATCGGCGCGCTGGTGCTGATGCTGGGCTCGCCGCTGATCGAGGCGGTCAGAGGGGCGATCGAGATCTTCTTCAGCCTCGGCCGGGTGCTGCTAAGCCTGGGTGCGATCCTGTGGGCGAACCCGATCCTGCTCGCGATCGCCGCGGTCGCGGCGGCGGGGTTCCTGCTTTACGAAAACTGGGCCTGGGTAAAGGAAAAAGTCGGCGCTATCTTCGTCTGGTTCTCCGGTCAGAAGGAATGGGTCAAGGATCTGCTGACGGCGATCATGCCGATCGTCTTCGTGCCGATGCAGATCGTTGAGCACTGGGAACCGATCAAGGCATTCTTCATCAACCTGTGGGCGGAGATCACGGGCGGCTTCGTCAAGGCGATGGCCGATATCCAGCCGATCATCGATCGCCTGATGCAGTTCGGCGACTGGGTCGCCCATCTTTCGCTCGGTCATATTGCCGACGACGTGAAATCCGCGCTGTCGATCGGCCCGTCCCCGGCGCCGTTCCTGCACGGCTACCGGCCGCCGGCGGCCACCGCACCGAACGGCGAAGGCACCGGCCAGGACAATGCCGCGCGCGCCGGCTGGTGGGGTTCCTGGGGCGGCGGTCCGCTGCCGGCGCCGAGCCTCTATCGCGAGGGCGGTCCGGCCGCCGCGGCCGCAGTGCAACCGCCCCAGAAGGGCACCGTCACGGTCAACATCACAGGGTCCAACATGGCGCCGGGCACGGTGGTGACAACGACCAGCTCGGGCATCGCCCAGGTGGGCACGACGGATGTCGGCCATATCTCGCCGATGCCGAACCGGAACTGACGCATGTCGGGATCGCTGCTTTCGAACCTGTCCGCGGCGCTCGGCGGCCTGCTCGGCTGGCGCGTGGCGCTGCTGCCGGGCTCGTTCAACGGCGTGCCGTTCTACATGAACACGGCCCGAGGCTCCGGCGGCCGCCGTCTGGTCACGCACGAGTTTCCGCTGCGCGACATTCCGGCCCTGGAAGACCTCGGGCAGAAGGCCAACGAATTCCGCCTGCAGGTGTTCGTCGTCGGCAACGGCTACATGGCGCAACGGGATGCGCTGATTGCCGCGTGCCAGGGCAGTGCGAACGCGGGTATCCTGGTGCACCCGACGCAGGGCGTCATCAGTTGCCGGGCCGGTATCATCGACTGGCTGGAGAACCCGAAGGACCAGGGCGGCTTCTGCGTCTTCGAGATCGACTTCCACAAGGAGGGCGATCAGCCGGCGCCGTTCGGCTCGGACAGCGTGAGCCAGCTGCTCGGCGGGGTCACCTCGATGATCTCCCTGGCCGTCGGCGTCTACGCCACGGTCAGCGCGATCGTGCAGAACCCGGCACTGCTGCTGGGCTACGCGTCGACGTGGCTGGGCGAGCTGGGAGGCGCGCTGCTCGGGCTGCCGGCGGCCACGATCGTCGGGCTGTCGCTGGCCGTCGGCACGATTACCCAGGCGGTGATCAACGACCTCGCGACCGGGAACGCGGTGCAGAACGTGTTCCAGGCGGCCGCGGCCAACGTCATTACGGCGCAGACGCCGCCGGTCGATCCGAACGACCCGATCCAGGGCATCACGCCGCTGATCGCCGCGGCGGCCGATCTCACGGGCGGGCTGGCGGCGCTGGCCACCTGGGGCGATACGCTGACACCCCCGGTCGGGGCCGGCGCCGCCCTGGCCACGCTGCAGGCGCAGCAGGCGGCGATCGTCGCTTTGGTCGAGGGCGCGGCGACCCTCGCGGTCATGACCGTCTACGCCAACACGGACTTCGTCAGCGCCAATGCGGCAACCGCGGCGCGGGCGCAGGTGCTGTCGTTCGTTGACCGCCAGTCGGCCGCCGCCAATCTGGCAGGCAACGATAATCTCTATCGCGCATGGCTCGCTCTCGGCGCGCTGGCGATGCAGGACTTCATCCAGCGTGCGCAGAACCTGCCATCGCTGGTCGCCTACAAAATTCCCGCCAGCCGATCGAGCCTCGTGCTGGCGCAGCTCTGGTACCAGGACGCCAATCGGGCCACCGAGTTGGAGGTATTGAACGATGCACCGCATCCTTTGTTCATGCCGACTTCCGGCGTGAGGCTGTCGGTATGAGCGATCGGTTTCGCGGCAGCGACCCGGCCGGCCGGCCGGCGGACTTCGGCGGCACGTTGCCGCCGCGCCGGCTGCGCCAACTGGAGGTGGCGCCGGATCCGCTGGCGCCGAGCCCGGGCTGCAGCGATGAACAGTGCGAACAGTGCGCGGTCCACGGATCGGACTGCGTGGCCTGCCTCATCCTGGGCGCGGTTTCGGGGGGCGTCGCCGTCCTGGTCGTGCTTGGGCTGCTTTGGGTTTTCGTGTGACGGCGCCGCCCGATCAGATCTCGCTGGTGGTTGCCGGGCAGTCCTATACCGGCTGGAAGGAAATCAGCATCACGCGTGGCATCGATCGTTGCGTTTCCACGTTTTCCATGCTGACCATGGACCGGCCGAGCGGCCCGATCGTGGCACCGTTCGATCCGATCCAGATCTATGCCAACACGGATCTGCTGCTGACCGGCCATGTCGAGACGGTCGAGATCGACCTCGACCGCGGCAGGCACGATGTTCGCATCACCGGGCACAGCCTGACCAAGGATCTGACCGACTGCACGCCGGACATCAAGCCGGGCCAGTATGCCGGGTTCACGGTTGCGGCGATCGCCAGGGCGATCTGCCAGCTGTTCAACATCACGGCGGTGATCCAGAGCGCCAATGCGAACGTCGTGGTGGAGAACACGAACCTGCAGCGTTCCGAGAGCGCGTTTCGCTTCCTCGAGCGGCTGTGCAACCTCGCGGGCGTGCTGACCACGGACAACCCGATGGGCCAGCTGGTGCTGACCGTCGCCGGTCAGGCCCGCAGCGCGACGCATCTGACCCAGGGCGGCAATCTGGAGCGGCTGCGCGGCTCGTTCAACGTCGCGCGCCGGTTCAGCGAGTACATCGTCAAGGGTCAGGCTGCCATCGGCTACGGCAATCCGTTCAACCTCGACGGCGCCGGTGGCACGACGGGATCGACGTCCGGAAAGGTGCAGACCGCGATGCAGGCCATGGCGATAGATGCGGGCGTGCCGCGCTACCGCCCGCACGTCACTCTGGCGGAAAGCCAGCTGACACCGCAGCAGCTGCAGGCGCGGGCGAACTGGCAGAGACAGTTCGCCTACGGGAAGTCGATCATCGTTCATGCCCGGCTGCGCGGGTTTCGTCAGGATAACGGAACGTTGTGGCAGCCGAACCTGATGATCCCGCTGACGGCGCCGGCGATCTATGCCGACGACGACGTGCTGATCGCCCAGGTGACCTATACGCTCGATGCGACATCGAACGGACATGTCACCGACCTCGTGCTCGGTCCGGTCGAGGGCTATACGCCGGATCCCGGCAGCGTGAAGCTGAAGAAGCAGAAGAAGGGCAAAAAGGGCAAGGCCGGCGCTGCCGGCTACAACTTCGACGGGGCGGGCGGCTTTCCATGAGCGTTCCGGCCGATTCCAACCTGACGCGCGCGACCGTCACCAACGTGAAGATGGGCCAGCGCACCTTCATCCAGATCAACGGTCTCGATGGCGTCACGCAAAACTGGGTCGAACTGCTGCTGCCGCCGGGCTACACGGCGCACCCCGTCGTGGGGGCGGACGTCGCGCTGTTTCAGGTGATGGGCAGCAGCGATCACGTGATCGCTCTGGGCGGCGATATGCTGGGCAATGCCGTCGCGGACCTCGCACCCGGCGAATTCGGCTTTAGCGACGGCAGCAACATGGTGCTGTTTCAGGGCGGTTATCTGAAACTGATCAGTCCGACCAAGGTGCGGGTGCAGGCGCCGCTGCTGGAGTGCACCGGCCAGATCACCGCGAACTGCGACGGCGCCTTCACCACGCTCTCACAACACGTGCATCCGGCGATCGATACGCCGCCGACGCCCGGCACCTGAAAGGCACTGTGCAAATGGCATATGTTTACGTGCAACGCACCGGCGAGCTGTTCGAGGCCGCCGGGCATGTGGTGGGCAACGGCTATTCCGGCCACGGCGAAGGCCTCAACAATCCGGAATGGGAGGACAAGGTCGGCGCCGGACCGGTGCCCTGCGGCAAATATGCCATTGGATCGCCGCATACGCCGATCGACCATCTGGGGCCGGTTGCGCTGCCGCTGATCCCGGCGCCCGAGAACGACATGAAGGGCCGCTGCGGTTTCTTCATCCACGGCGACAATCAGTTCCTGAACCAGTCGGCATCGAACGGCTGCATCATCCTGGTGCGTCCGGTGCGCGAGCTGCTGGCCTATCATGCCCGCGAGAAGCTGTTGATCGTCGTCGCCGAACGTGACGATGTCGCCGGGCTCTACAAGAGCATGACGCCCTGACGTTCTGGCGCTGATCGCCGATGACCGATATCGCGCTGGTCTGGGACAATGTGAACGGCCGGGCTGATTTCGCGATCGTGAACGGCGACCTGCAGATGGATGCCGGGCTGTGGACCGCGGTGCTGATCAGCCTGTTCTGCGATCGCCAGGCGGATCCGTCCGACATCATTCCCGACGGCAGCACCGATCCGCGCGGCTGGTGGGGCGACACGCCGCCGGCCGGGGTCGATGCCGCCGGCATCGATCTGACGGGATCGAAACTGTGGCTGCTGCCGAAACTGCAGGTCGACAACACGCTGCAGCAGGCCGAGGCCTATGTGACGCAGGCGCTGCAATGGATGATTGCCGACGGGGTCGCGACCGCGGTCAGCTGCGTCGCGTCGTATCCGCAGCGCGGCTGGCTCGGCCTGCAGATCACGATCCAACAGGGCGCCACGTCGACCGTTTACGATCTCCAATGGAGCGCCAGCTGAGCCATGCCGTTTCCGGTGCCTTCGCGCGATGATCTGACGGCACAGATCACCGCGGACCAACAGGTCCGGATCGCCGGCGCCGATACCTCGCTGCGCTATTCGGTGCTCGGGATCCTGGCCAAGGTCTGGGCCGGGCCGCTGGCGCTGATCTGGGGTTTCCTCGGCCGCTACTGGTCGAAGCAGTTCTTCGTCGACAGTGCGGAAAGCCCGTATCTGGAACGCCGCCTCGCGCCTTATGGCATCGTGCCGGAAAATGCGGCGCCGGCGACCGGCAATGTGATCTTCACCGGCACCTCGGGCGTTTCGATCCCGATCCCGATCGGCACCATCGTGCAGACGCAGGACGGCTCGATCCAGTATGCGACGCTGGCGGCGGCGACGATGACCACCGGAACCGTCACCGTTGCGGTGGCCGCCACGGTGGGCAGCAGTGCCAGCAATCAGCCGGCCGGCACCATCCTCGCGCTCTATGCGGCGATCGCCGGGGTCAACCCGGCAGCGATCGTCGACCCGAGCGGCTTGTCCGGCGGTGCGGATGCCGAGACCGACACCAGTCTGCGCACCCGTGGCATCGCGCGTCTGGCCCAGCCGCCACAGGGCGGCGCGTGGTTCGACTATGTCGCCTGGGCCAAGACGGTGCCGGGGGTTACCCGGGTGTGGGTTTATCCGCTCAATCGCGGTGCGGGGACGGTCGACGTGACCTTCGTGATGGACGGCCGAACCAACATCGTGCCGCTGTCGGGCGACGTCGCCAACGTGCAGGCGGCGCTCAACAATCTGCGGCCGGTCACCGCCAACGTGCTGGTCTGGGCGCCAACGACGGCCGCGCTGACCATCACGATCGCCAACCTGAACCCGAACAACGCGCAGACGCAGGCGAACATCACGGCGCAGCTGAACCAGCTGGCGGATTCCGTGGCGCCAGGCGGCGCACAATATGGCGACGGCGTCTCGACCGCCGCGCCGGGCGGCGTGCTGGATCTGTCGCAGATCTATGCGGCGATCGAGGCGGCCGGCGGTATCGTCGACTTCGATCTGACGGCGCCGACCGTCGATACCACGTACGGCACCGGGGTGATCCCGGCGGCGCCGACGATCACGATTACATGAGCTTTCTGTCCGGGCTGGGGCCGCCGGATTTTCTCCGGGCGCTGCTCGATGCGCCGCCGCCGGGACGCGCCTTCAGCGGCGATCCCGATACGGTGCAGGCCCAGATGTTCACCCCGCCCGGGGATGCGCTGGCGGCGGTGCACGCGGGCGCGGTGCAGTTGCTCGAGATCGAGGCCGACCCGTTCTACACGATCGAGATGCTGTCGGAGTGGGAAACGGATTACGGCTTGCCGGATCCCTGCACGCCGTTGGCGGCGACGATGGATCAGCGCCGGGCGGCGCTGCTGGCCAAGATCGCCGCGATCGGCGGCCAGTCGATCGCCTACTTCACCGCGGTGGCCGCGGCGCTCGGCTACGCGATCACCATCAGCGAGCCGCAGCCGTTCCGTTTCGGGTCGCGCTTTGGCGGCGCGCTGCTGGGGCCCGGCTGGCAGTTCGTCTGGCGGGTCAGCGTGCCCACCATCACGATCCGCTTCTTCACGCTCGGCAGCAGCGGCTTCGGCGAGCCGTTCGCGGTGGCCAGCGCCACCGATCTGCAGTGCCGGCTTAACGCGCTGAAGCCGGCCCACACGGTCATTCAGTTCATTTTTGGGTAACAACGATCCATGCATCTGATCGACAACGGCACCCAGGTCGCCTCGCTTGGCGCGCCGCAGGCGGCGTCCGGCACGCCGGGCTATGCCGCAACCGGCGCGCCGGGCACGTTCACCGAAACGATCCTGGATCCCGACATCTTCAATTCGACGATGATGGAAATCATCAACGTCGTCCTCGCCTCCGGCCAGACGCTCAATCGCACGAACAATGCGCAGCTGCTGGCTGCGATCCCTTCGGTCGGTGTGCCGGTCGGCCAATGCCGCCTGTCGGTCGCCAGCACGACCCAGCTGCTGCTGTCGCCGCATCAGGGGCGGTTCCTGACCATCAACGGCATTTCCTGGCCGATCCCGGTGGCGGGCGTGACGCTCGCCAATACCGGCCTCACGGCGAGCACGCTCTATTACATCTACGCCTTCATGTCCTCCGGCACGATGACGCTGGAAGCAGTCACCACCACCCATGCCACCGATACGACCGCGGCAAATTACGGCGTCGAGATAAAATCCGGCGACAGTTCCCGTTCGCTGGTTGGCATGATCTATACAGATGCCAGCACGCATTTCGTGGATTCCGTAACCTCGCGCACCTGCCTGAACTGGTTTGGCCGGCGCGCGCTGAACTGCGTCGCCGTAAACAGCTCGTTCGGCATCAGCAACACAACGATTGCCGACGTGGCGGCCGGATTGCACCTGCAGTGGCTGACCTGGTCAGATGAGGCCGTCTACACGGCGGCCAACGGCAATGCCTCCAACAGCACCGGCGGAGCGGCAACCGTGCTGCAGCTCTACGTCGATGGCGCAGCGGCGGGCGCGCAGAACGTGTTCAACGTCTCGGCGGGCGGCAGCTCCGGTTCGTACAACAGCTCGACGGTCGCGGCATTTTCGGAAGGGCTGCATACCAGCGAGATTTACGGCAACGTGAGCGCAGGCACGGCCACCTGCAACTGTCAGACCAACGCTCTCGTGCGCGGCTGACATGAGTGTCTGGCTCGCGATCGGTGGCGCGGTCATTGACGGCGTGCTCACGGAAATGCCCGGTCTCGCGCGCCAGGCCGTTGCGGCGGTTGTTTCTGGCACAGTCATGACGTTGCCCGAAGGCGTCTCGTTCGGCCCGTTCGCGGCCGCCGCGGGTCCGTTCGCGGCGTTCGGCCTGTTCACCGCGGCGACCGGCGGCAGCATGACCAACCAGGGCACCATCGTGCCGCTGTCGGTCGCCGCCGGGCAGTATCTGTCATTTGGAGCGGGAGGCTACGCGGTCGGGAGCGCGGCCGCGCCGGGTGGCGACGTGCTGACCATCGGCGGCGTGCCGCTGACCCTCGCCGGGCAGCCGTTGCAGACATGACGGATCTTCTGGACGTTCCGGACGGTTCGCCGGCAGAGCCCGGCGACCTGGTCATGGTGCTGCGGGCCGGCGCGCCGATGACGATCACGATCGCCGAGTTGGCCGCGACATTTCAGGATGCGATCAACCTTGCCGCGGGAACGTTGGTCGGCCGTTCCAGCAACACGGCTGGAGGTCCGCAGCAAATCACATTCGGCCCGGGTGCGACGCTCGCAGGCACCGAATTTCTGTTGAACGGCGAAGACCACCTCGGCTTTACGTTGTTGGCGGCCGCGGACTTCAATTGCGAACTGATCGTCAACAGCGCGGGGCAACCCGCGCGCCTGCCGTTCCTGCTCGCTGCGCTGGGCATCCAATCGGTCGCGAGCAGTCTCGCGGCTATCGCGGGCGGCCAGTCCGCGGCCTTGCCGCTGACCGCGCGGGTCAACGTCGTCACTACCGTGCCATCCGGCGGGGGCGTGATTTTGACGGTGGGAACTGGCGGTTCGCAGCAGATCTTCAATCGTTGCGGCACCGGGCAGGAGCTTGCGGTTTATCCGACCGTCGGCAGAGACATCGAGGGCAACGCGACAAACGTCGCGGTGACAATCCCGGATGGCGGCTCGGCGACGTTCACCAACGACGGCACGATGTTCCGGGTGTCATGATCCGTTCAGTGCTCTGGCTCCTGATCTTTGCGGCCGGCCTGCTGCGCGGCGCTTTGGCCGCCGACGTCGGGCCGGCCATGTTGCAGAACGCCAACAAATTTGGCCCAGGGCAGACATTCAACAGTGGAACGATCGTGCCGTCGGCGCGGTATGACGCCACAGCGTTCACGAACGGCGGCACGCCGTGCGTCTGGGATGGCGCACACGACGACTATCCCTGCATCGCAGCAGCGATCAGTGCCGCGGCCGCCGCGGCCGATGCGGTGGTCTCGCTTCCGGCTGGCATGATCCAGCTGTCTCAGCCGCTCTCTGCGCCGAGTGGGATGACGATCGCTGGCGTCGGCAGGGCGACCGTGCTGACGCAAACATCCGGAAATTCGTCGAGCCCTTATCTGCTAAGTGAATCCTCGGTTTCCAACGTGACGATCCGCGATCTGGTGTTCGATGGCGGAAACCAGCAGGGCACGCAGACAAATCCGCTCACGCAGACCTTTCGGACGACCGACGTCCATTTCATCAACGTGACGTGGCAAAACGCTGCCGGCATCGGCCATAACGGATCGGAGGACAACGGGCTGGTTTTCCTCAACCCGATCGTCCAGCATGTTGGCAACCGGTGGAAGGCGACCTTGGCCTCGGGCGACCGCCACCAGGGAATCAGTGAGTGCTGCGGCGATCTGGTGAACTACGGTTTCGACGTCAGCGTCATCGGCGGTAAGTTCGCCGATATCGGCCTCGACGCTGTGAGCACAACAGGCCTCACGCGGTTTGTTGGGGTGGGAAACCGTTTCAATCTGGCGAATAACCAGGTTTCGCAGATGCCGACGGCCACCGGATTCGCCGCGTTCTATTTGTCCCAGGACGTGAACTCCACGATTGCCGACAGCGTGGTGACCGGACCCACCGGAAATTGCATCGACGCGCCCGGGCTGCGCAACTCCTCGATCGAAGGAAACACGCTCGTCCAGTGCGGCGGCGCCGGGATTGGACTGTTCCAGGGCACCGATCAGGCGGACTTCAGCGGGTCGTTGGTCGCGGGAGTTCTGACGGTTAACACCATGATCTCAGGCACGGTCGCGGCCGGCCAGGCGCTTGGCCAGGCCGCAGGGGCCGCCACGGCCATTCTTCCCGGGACTTACATCGTTTCGAGCATTTCGGGATCCGGCAATGGCTCGACCTGGCAGACCAATAAGTTGCAGACCGTCGCGCTGGAGAACCTTCAGTCCGGCACCAATCAGAGGGCGGTCAACGTCAGTGGAAATACGGTCGTTGACAGCAATATTTACTTCATTACAGGGGCCCCATGGCAAGGCGCGATCACGATCGGCAACGGTGTGCCGGACGGCGTGACGGTCGAGGGCAACACGCTTATCGATCAACAGGTTTCGCCGACGATGCAGTATGGGATTGCCATCGAAAATGGCAACGCCAGCTGGGCCGTGGCGCCGATTAATCTGACGATCGGAATCAACACGATTGTGAATCCGGCGATCGCACAATTTCTCGCGCGGCCCACTTTCACGGTGTCGGGCAGCTCGGCGACGTCGCCAGCGGGGTCCGATCGCGTTGGCACGTTCACGGCCGGTACGACCGGGCTCAACACGGTCACGATTACGCCGGGCGGCGGCGAGATCCCGATCCCGCCAACCGGATGGATTTGCCGAGGGGTCGACGTCGCGATCGGGTCAGTCCTGGAACAATCTGGCGGGAGCCAGACGACTGCCGTCATCACTGGCCCGGCAATCGCCGGCGACACCATCAACCTCACCTGCTCATCGTTCTGAGGAATATGCCCCATGACCGCGAAGTTTCTGCGCAATCTGCGCTTTGCGGCGTTGCTTTGCCTGCTTCCGACCGCCGTTGGCGCGGAAACGAGTTTTGTCACGACCGCCCGCGCCAGCCAGACAATCGCCTATCTCGCAAGCGGCACGTTCGTTAAGGCAAATTTCCCAGGTTACACGTGGGTCAAAGTGTGGGCCTATCCGGGCGGCACCGGCGGCGCTTTTGGTTTTGCCTGTCCGAACTCGACGGTTTGCTCAGGATCGTCCGGACCGGGCGGAGGCTCCCTCGGTTACTGGGAAGGGCCGCTGTCCTCGCTGCCGACGAGCGTCACGGTGACGGTCGGGGTCGGCGGCGCTGGGGCAACCTCGGGCACATCCGGGCTGTCGGGCACGCTGGGCGGTGCGTCGTCGTTCGGCAGCCTGGCATTGAGCTATCCTGGCTGCCAGGGGACGATCGGTATCGCGACCACCTTGACGAACGGGGGGTGCGGTGCTGGCATAAACGGTACGACTGGTCAGTTCGATGACACGGTTAGCGGGCAGGGGGCGTTCACGCCCTATGCGGGCGGCGCCGGAGGTGGAAGTGCTGCGACTGGCGTTTCTGGGAGCGCTGGGCCAGCCTTGTTCGCCGGAAACGGCGCGGGCGCGGGCGGCGGAGTTGCGGCCGGCGGCGTCGCTCAGACAGGATCCAACCCGCAAGGCAATTACTCCGGCTTCCAGTACGGCTCGACGGCTGCGGGCGCCACCGGGGCGAACGGGCTCGCGGGCTCTGGGATCGCGATGGGTGGTGGCGGTTATGGCGGCGGCGCGGGCGTCGGTCAGGCCGCAGGTGCTGGAGGAGCCGGCGGCTTCCCTGGCGGCCCAGGTGGATCCGGCGGAGATGGCTATAACGGCCAGACGCCCGGAAACGGTGGCGCCGGTGCCAATGGCGAGGTCGTTCTCCTGTTGCAGTAAAGTCCGCAGGGTGTGGCCAGGACCGCGCCCCTTACCCGGAGAAGAAACCAATGATCAGACGGTATCTTGGCCGGGCCGCGCTGGCGTTGGCGCTGCTCGTGCTGCTGGCCGGCGTCGCAGAGGCTTACGTCAATTACAGCGATGCGGCGGGCGCATCCTGGTCTGGCACGGTCATCGGCTGGTTGAACGGATCCTCGCTGCCTGTGCCGGTCAGTTCCGCAAATCCCTTGCCGGTGACCGGCGTCAATGCGGCGCCGGCCTCGATCGCACCGGTGGCCGCGTCTTCTGCGCTTGAATCAGGCCACGTTCTTAAAGCGTCGGGCGGCACGTTCTATGGGGTCCAGGTCAACACGACGACATCTCCCGAGTGGGTGATGCTCTTCAACCAGGCCACTCTTCCAGGCAACGGCACGGTGACACCCGCCTTGTGGTGGCAGGTCCCGGCCAACGCCACGCTGTCGGTCAACGAAGCTCCGGGTCTCGCCTATGGTGCGGGCATCACCGTCGCTTGTTCGACGACGGGGCCTTTTACATTGACAACGAGTACGCTTTGCACCTTCGGCGGCGGCGTCGTGCAATGACGCGCCTGCTGCTGATCGCGACCGCATGAGCGCCTTCGTCTGGACGCCATCCGGCCACCGGATCATTCCGCTGTGGGATTATGCCGGAACCTCGCCGCGCGGCCAGCCGGGCACGCCGCTACCGTTGCGCTGGCCGGACAAGCCGGCGCTGGCGGTGTTCGATTTCTCGCTGGATGCGACGGGCCTGCTCGGCAGTGCGACCGATACGATGACGCTGGCGATCGGCAGCACCGGGCCCCTTGCTCTGGTCATGAGCACCGTGCTCGCCGGCGTGGCGACGTTGTGGCTCGGCGATGGCACGCCGGGCGGCGATAACGTGGTCGACCTGACGCTCGCAACCGCCTCGGGCCGGCTGGTGCGCCGGTTCATCCGGATCCTGGTGACGCCATGACGCCGATCGCCACGGTCACCCGCTTTGATGGTGTGCCGGGATCCTTCGGCGCCAAATCGCCGGACGACGTGCTGGACTATGGGTTCAACTATCCGGCGCTCGCAGCGGGCGAAAGTCTGACCGGCACGCCGGCGGTGACCGTCGAGCCGCCCGGCCTGACGGTCAACAGCGCGACGATCGCGGGCACGATGGCCGTGCTGTGGCTCGCCGGCGGCGTGCCCGGAACCAGCTACACGATCGCTTGCACCATCAATACGACACAGGGCCGCACGCTGGCATCGGGCGCTGTGCTCCATGTCGGCCCGGTCGGCCTGGATGATCCGTCTGCCATCGCGCCCGGCGGTCCATGAGCGGCCCAGCCTCTGACGCGACTGGTCTTCAATGGCTCATCAACCTGGGCGTCGTGGCGCTCGCGGGGTTATGCGGCTGGGCCCAGGTGCAGATCAACTGGTTGCGCCAGGACAATGAGCGTACCGAGAAGCGGGCCGTGGAGGGGACGCAGGCGCTTCGGAATGAGTTCAACACGCGTTATGAAGATGCGGAAAAGGTAAGAGACCGCCAGCACGAGGATAACAGAGCCGAGCAGACGGCCATGCGATCCTTGATCAAGGCCACTGCCGATGAGGCGACCGTCGAACACCGGCTCATGCGCGCTTCGATCGAAAAAATGAACGAGCGCCTCAGCGATCTTGCGTCGGCGATTGCGGGCGTGACAAAGCGGTGAAGACGGCCGCGCAGCTCCAGGAAGAGCTGGACGAGGCCAACGAAACGATCCGTTGCCTGCGCGAGACGCTGGCGGAATCCCGGACCGCCATGCGGGTGCCGGGCGTGCATCTGACCCGATCCGAGCGCGCCATACTCTGGTCGCTGAAGGCCGGGAACACGGTCACCAAAGAGTATTTGAGAAAGCGCATCGATGCCGCGCTCGAGCGGTGGGACGACGTTTTCGGCATCGAATCGGTCACTGTTCACCTCGTCCGACTGCGCAGGAAACTGGCGCAGCTGACGCCGCCGATCGTTATCGAAAACGATTTCGGTGTGGGCTTCTTTCTCGACAAGGAGAACCGCGCCCGGCTCGCGCAGCTTCTTGAGGATCCGGAATAAAACCCAAAATTCCTGAAGGAACTCTCTTCCATGCTGAACCTGCTGAAATACGCCGAAGCCCGGCTGGGCGAGGCGTCGACCTTCAACGCCATCGCGATCGCTCTGGCGGCGCTTCACTACAATGTCGATCCCGGGCTTTTGCATACGCTCACCGTGTGGGGTGCGATGGTCGCGACGGTGCTCGGCGCGATCATTCCGGAGATCGGCACGGGGCGCACGCCGCTCGGCGTCGCCTCCGACGCCTTTGCCGCCTTCGTGGCAGCGATCCGGGCAGCACCCCCGGGCACGTTTCCGACCGCGACGGCCGCCGGTACCGCGGATCCCACGCGGTCGACATCAGGATCGATGCCGCTGCGGATGGCGCTGTTCGGGGCCGCGACCGCCCTGCTGTTGCTGGCTCGCCGCAGCCTGCCGTTGCCGGCCTGGCTCATCCTGCTGGCCGCGGCCGTCTGTGCGGCGTTGATCGTTGCGATCCTGCGCAGCCACGCCCGCACCTTCCGTTCGGAAAGAGCGTCCGCCGCGCGGGCCTGACACCTATCCCTCCACAAAAAGGACTGAAATCATGATCGTGACCACGCGCCGCCGCATCCTCGGCGGCACCTCTCTGCTTGCGCTCGCCGCCGTTGGCCTGATGGCCGGTTGCAGCAGCTCCGCCGCCACCACGCCGGCGCAGATCGTCGCCGACGCCGCCGGCCTCGTCTCCGCGCTGCAGTCGGATCTGCCGTTGATCGTGGCCGCTGACCCGAACCTGATGGATGCCCAGACCGAGGCCGCGGTGCAGATGGATCTCGCCAAGGCCCAGGCGCTTGCCGCGCAGGTTACGCCGCAGATGACCGCGACGCAGGGTGCCACGACGCTGAAGACCGTCGAAGCCTATATCAACGTGGCGCTGGAGGCAGCATCCGCGGTCGCCACTGCCGGCGCCGGCTCGCCGCTGGCCGCCTACGCGCTGCCGATCCAGGCGGCGATCGTGCTCGCCGGGGTGATCGAGGCCTGGATCAATGCCACGCTGGGCGCCGGCACGACCACGGCCAGCGCACGCGCGAAAGCGGTTGCGCCCGGAATGACGCCGGAGAAGGCCCGCGTCATCCTCGGCGTCAAGACGGTCGCGTGAACCGTCGCCACGGCGCCATTCACACGCCGCGGCCGGACGGCATCGCCCGTTTGGCCGCGCGCATGGGGATGGCCGAGGCGCCGATTCCGAACTGGTTCGCGCGTTTCAGGGCCGACGGCGATCCGCTCGGCAACGACCAGTTCGGCGATTGCGCCGATGCCGCCGATTGCCAGCTGATCCGGCTATGGGGTGGCCGGGCCGATCGGGCGATGGCGCTGAGCCGGTATCAAATGAACACCGGGTTCGATCCGGCAACCGGGCAGCCCGATAACGGCACCGACACGTCGCAGGACATGGCATCCTGGTGTGCCGCGCCGATCCTCGATCTCGATGGCCGGCCGCGGCCGATCTATTGGGCCTGGGTCGATCATGCCGATGAGACGGAGATCCGTGCCGCATTGGCGCGATTCCCCCTCGCCATCTCGGTCGGACTGCCGGCGGCGATCGCCGACGATCCCGACCGCTGGGGCGAGGACCCGCAGCCCGGCTGGACGCCCGATGAGGGTCACCGGATCGTTCTGGGCTTCATGAACGATTTCGTTCGCGCTGATGCGGCTCATGCTGCTCGCGGTCGACGTGCCGATCCCGCATCCGGCGACGGCGCCGGCGGAACTGCAGTGGTCGGGGCTCGATTACGCCGCGCTCGCGCGGGATCTGGCGACGCTGCGGGCATAGCATGCCGCGCCTGCTGCTGCAGCTGATCCTCTGCCTGTCGCCTGTGGTGTTCACGGCGCCGGCGGGACGGCCGCATCGATGCCTGCTGCGCGGGCTGATGCTGCAGTCGCGTGGCGGCCGGGCGCCGCCGTAAAGATCGATCGTTATCTGTGATCAGAAGCCGCCGGCCCTTCGGGGTCGGCGGCTTTTTTTGTTTGGACCAACCCATTCATCTCGTCCTTTTTGAATGTTCCCGCCCCCGAAACCCACGATGTACGCTCTCGATCCTCCAACCGTTGGGCACGGTGCCGTCATGGCTCGAATAATTTAAATGCTCGCCGTTCGGTCCGGAGAGGCGCCAGACGAGCGGCCAGGAGCCGCGTTGCAAGACTGCCGCTCGATGGCCGCTTCTCTGTCCGCGGCGGACAGGCTCATGTCCGCGGTGATCCTCTGCGCGACGTAGACTGCTCGCCCCTTCGAGCGCTGGATCACAGTGGTAATGGTGGTGCTCGATTTTCCAAATTTCCGCGCGATCGCCGATTTTCTCTCGCCGCGCCGGAAAAGCCTCACGATTTCGGCGCACTGGCGCCGGTACGCAGTGCGCCGCTCAGCTTCTTCTGCCGCCGCTTCGCGGTTTCGCATCTGTGCAACGCGTTCGACGGCGAGCGCATCTCTCAGAACCCGCCATACGTCGCTGCGCGCTGCGATGGCGGTTGCCGCGACCGCTTTGGCCGCTTCGTAAGCCTCGCGCGCTACCCGAACGGCATCGATCATCTCACTCATTTTGGCTTCCCTTCTCTGCCCACTGATGCCTGATCACTGGCGACCGCTTTCCGCAACGACCGTGAGCCAGTGCCTCTATAACCCATTGATCCTGTGTGGTGCCGCCGGCGGCGGAAACTGGCTCGCGGCGTTGAAATCATTGGCCAATGACCGGAATCATAATCCCTTGGTCGGTGGTTCAAATCCGCCCGCCGCTACCATCTTCTCAAGCACTTACCAGCCAGCGGCGGACGCGTTAGCCACTTTTGGCGCCAGGCGTGAGCCAGTTTCGGTCACGCTGTGTTCTTCGGCAACGGCATCCCGCCCTCGGGCACGAGAAATCCGGCGCCGCCACAAGTCCGACAGATGGCTCCCGTCGAGATGCCACCGTCACCGGCGCAAGCCGGGCAGCGTGGACAGCCGGTGGCAATCGCTGCCTCGGTGCGTTGTCGAGCGAGCGCCAGGGCTGTTTCGCGGCTGCCGCCGTTCCAGGCCTTGCGCGGTGGCCGCTGCCCGGAGGTCATGCTTCCTCCGAGGCCGCGTCGAACCCTTCCTCGACGATCTGGCGCTGACGTTCCACGGCGATCGCCGCCAGCGGCGCGAGGCCGGCCTGCGGATCGGCGCAGGCGCTGCACAGATCCGCCTCGATCCAATGGCACGGCGCGCCGGTGCGCGCGATGCAGCATGAGCAGTCATTCTCGGTGCAACCGCATTCGCGGCAGGCGCGCTGCTGGGAGGCCGGCTTCGCGCAGCGCATCCTCGATCGGCAGGTTGCGTACGCGAGGATCGTCGATCGGTGCCTGACATAAAACGAGAGTGCCGCGAGGACGCGCGGCGGATCGCTGGCCTCGTCATAGATGACGTTGCAGCCGATCCGTTTGTTGGTGACCTGGACGAAAGGTGGGGCCGGCCGCCGTCAAGCCGCAGCCGCTGCAATGTCCGCACGGAGACGGCCAGAAGCGTAGCGGCTTCTCTTTCCCGCAACACCAGCTTGTCGTCCGCCAACGTCCGGTAATCTCCGGCAATGTCCGGTCGGTCATCCGGCATCGTCATCCTCCCGTCTGCTCAACCGCACCATCAGACCCTTGGCGAGTCCCTTCTGATCGGCTGCCGCCCGATACCGTGCCCGCACCCGCGGGTCGGTGTGCGGCACGATCGCATCGAGCTCGGCGTCGGTGGCGCCGCGCTCAGCCGCCCAGGCCATGAACCCTTTGCGGAGCCCGTGAAACGACAGGCCGGCGAGCCCGGCCTCGGCGACCGCCGCAGCGAACCGGTGATTGAAGTGGTCGATCCGCCAGGGCCGGCCGTCGGCCCGCGTCAGCAGCGTCACCGCGGCCGAGGCCGGGGCAGCATCCAGGATGCGGGTCAGCTCGGGATGCTCCATTACCATGCGCCGGGCGGCCGAGGACCGGCTGGTCTTGGCGGGCACGACCTCGATCCAGCCGCCGGCGCGTGCCGTGCGCGTCATGGCAAGGCAATCGCCCTTGCGCTGCCCGGTATACCAGCCCAGGGCGGCGGCACGTTTCAGCGGCTCCTCGATCGCCTCGCAGGCCATGAATTTGTCGAAGTCCGCCCGCGTCCAGGTTTTGAAGCCCTCGCCCTCGCTCGGAAGACGGCGGGGACGCTCAGCTGGATTGTCTGATCGCCATCCCAGCGATCCGCGGGCATAATTCATCAAGATCGACAGCACCGCGATCATCCGGTTCGCCTGGCGCACGTTGCCAACGATACGCGTTTCACCGGGCTTTGCGGGATCTGGCGTTTGACGGGTTGCGTAACGGTCCCGCAGCTTCCGAACATGGTGTGCCTGAAGCGTAACCGCCGACAGATGCCCGTGTGCTTTCTCCAATGGTCCAAGCGCCTTCTCGTAGTCGCGCTTTGTTGCGGGCTTGAGCCATTGAAAATCGACTGATTTGCGATAACGCGCGATCAAATCAGACAGGCTTTTTGGCGCGACAGTTTGCTCCTCGCCGGCGGCGATCGCCGCGGTCTCCCCGGCTTCGAATGCGGCATGCGCCAGGTTCCACGCCGTCGCCAGCGCCGTCGCATCACCCGGGTCCACCGGACGTCCGGCCGCATCCAGCAGGCGGCAATTGGTCCCCGCGCGCCGGTAATAGGCGACATGCCCGTGCCGCGCGCGATAGATGTGCAGATATTTAAGCCGCACGGCCGTCACCGAATTCACGATCCCAGTCGCTTGGCGCATCCGCATCAGATGCCGCTTCAGCGCGAGCGTTGGGCCGGCCGGCCTTCGCGTCAAGCCAACGGTCGAGATCTTCCTTCAGCCACACCACGCGCCCGGGCGAGATCCGCACCGGCGCCGGAAACCGTCCGGCAACCAGCTCGGCGCGCAGCAGGCTGGGTGAAATGCCCAGATACGAGGCGGCCAGTTCGATCCGCATCCCACGCGGCCAGTCCGGCAGGACCACGGGATCAGTCATTGGCGAGCTCCAGCAACACCGTACGGTGACAGGGCCGGTCCAGCGCACACCAGCAGGCAAGGTTATGTCCGCGCAGCTCGGCGCGGGCACGCGCCATCAGCGCCATCCCGGCAGGATCAGCGAGTGCCCAGCATCGAAACATCGCAACGAGCTGCTCTGGCGCATCGGTGGTGTCTTCGCTGGTGATGACGACGATCGCCCCTTCGTCCCGTTTGAGGCGGAACGGATTGCCGAATGGTGACGCGCGATCGACGCGGCGCGCCGGCAATCCGTTGGTTGCGTAACTGAGCTGATGCAGCCGAAACCCCCGCGCCCGCGACAGCTGCAGGCCGACAGGGCGCACGAGGGTGCTCATAGCGGATCGATCCCGATCCTGTCAGCCACGCGGATCCAGCGCCTGATGGCCGCCTGCGTTGTCAGGCCATCGACGTCACGGCGCAGCTGGTCGACGTCCTCGCCGAAAAATCCCGGCGCCATGATCCATTGTCGCAGATAGGCCCGCATCGCTGCGATCTGCGCCGGCGTCATTTCCTCATCGAGAAGATAGGCGCGCACCGCCGGACGCAGCACGCCGGAGGTTTCGTTCATCCAGTAGCCCGGGATGACGTCAGCCATCTGCGGATCCTCCGCGCAAATGTGAAACCGCAGCCCCCGGCGGACAGCTCAGGCGCTTCCGCCTGCCAGGGCTGCGGTTCCGGACCGTGCTGTACTCACGGCCAGACGCTGCGCACCGAATAAACGCAGCGTTTTCGGTTGAACGAATTGGGCAAACCAGCGTTCTCTCGCTCATGTCAGCCACCACACGAGCCAGAGCGTGCCCCAGAACAGGATCGCGAGGGTCACGGAACTGAGCCAGGCGCGTCCGCTCATTGGCCGTCCTCCTCGATCGTGCGATCGGCGAGCGGCCCTTCCGTATCCAGAATGATCAGATATGCGTCATTAAGGTGATCGTAGACGCGTTGTTCCGATAGACGAACAGACTTCGCCACCGCACCCACCGTCGTTTGCCACTTGCCGGTGACACGGCCATTCTTCAGACACTGCCGGCGAACCTGCAGAAGGATGCGACGATATTCGTCAAGGATCGTGGGGTCCGAAAGATCGAGCATCGTGCGTCCTCGTCCGTGATTGATCCGTTCGTTCACAGTGAGCAAGGCCCGTGTGCCGGCGGCTCGCTGACCCCGAATGCGTAGACGTGCAAACCGCACCCTTCGCAATAAAACGCGCACGTCCCATCGTTGACATCGGCTCAGGCGTTCTGCGCCAGGACGCGTCCGACCGCCGGCGCAATATCGAGCGCTGCCGGAAACGCCCGATATTCCCACTCGTCCAGCCTCGCCCCGGCCGCGTGCTTGCCAACGCGTACAAATCGCTGGCCGCGGACATGATCAGGGTTGACGTCGTCGTCGATCGGCATGCCGTACAAGCCAATCGCGCACTGACGCCGATGATCGCACGACCATTCAGCGATCGGTGCCCAGTCGCCCCACTGCTTGAAAAAGAACGGCACGCCCGCAGCGGCGCATTGACGCCGCAATTGCCGAAACCATTCCGGATGCGCCGGACGCGCACCGTTGCCGCTCTCGCCGCCGGCGATCACCCAGTCGACCCGCGGCATCCCGCTGACCGCACCGGTCTCGGGATCGAACCGGCGGCCGGTCAGGCAACCTTCCCAATGGCTATCGCCATCGATCAGCCTGGGCCGCGCCCGTAACCGGTTCAGATCGATCGGACCAAGCAACGGCTCGCAGGACAGGAAACGATGCTTCGCCGGCGTGCCGCACAGGATGGGGATGCGCCGTGCCGCCTCCTCCTGGTTTTCCGCGGTGACGCCGAGCCAGACATTCGTCCATCCGCTGCCCCACACGCGCGGCAGCATCTTCTCCATGTTCTGCGGGCGTTTCGTCAGCAGCAGCCAATCAAGATGCCGGCATTGAAAGATCAGGTCCCACAGATCGAGGCGCCACTGCGCGTCGATCTGATTGTCGAACACATCGGCAAGCGATGCACAGAAGACCCGCTTGCGGATGCCGGACTCCCTGGCCACCCGATTCCATTTGATCGGCAGCTGCCAGTTTTCGACGCTGCTGCGCCGGCGCTCGCCACGCCACAGCTCCGGCGATCCGGTGCGTTTCGCCAACGCTTCGGCATAGCAATGATCGCAACCGCAGCTCACCTTTTCGCAGCCGATCCACGGGTTGAAAGTGCAGTCGCACCACTCGATCTTGCTGTTCTCGCCCATCGCTTTTTATGAACCCCCCCGCTCTGGCCAGGCATCCGCGCCCGGTAAACAATTTTCGGCCGTCCGCTCGCGCCGGCGCGCATAGACGACGGTTATTTCGGCTTCCGCGCTTGTGGTGCGGCCGTTGCTGACCTCGCCGCGCTCGATGCGATCGGCAAGCAGGCGCAGCTCACCGGCAAGCCGCGCGGCGCTATCCGCGCCGGCGCTCAGGACAAGCGAGTGCGCACGACACATGCTCATCCCGCGACTTCGCTTGCGGCCGCCTGCCGCACTACGGCAATCGCCATCGCCAGCGTGGCGAGGATCTCCGGCACGGTCAGCCCTTCTTCCATCAGCTCGCCGATCAGCCGCACGCCGCGCGCGCTCGCGGCATAAGCCATCGCCAGCCTGCCTTCGTCGGGGTTGAACGGACTGGCGCTCATCGTGCCGGCCTCGCACCGTGCGTCGCGCCGGAGAGCGTCACGCTCCACGGCGCAAGGCCCTCGGTAAACGGCCACGCGATGCCGTAAGCCACCGCAAGGATGGCGGCCGCCACGGCCACCATTTCAACAACGCGATTAGCCACGATTTTTCTCCTTGGGTGCGGGTGCCCCGAACACAGCCGTGTCCGGGCGATAATCCGGGGCCCGACCGATCAGCCGTTCGCGCAAGGCCGTTGCGTTGCCGCCTGTGATCCGGCGCCCGGCCGCTGCGCGTTTCAATTCGGCAACGGTTGCGGTTTCCAGAAACTCTGCCGTGTCGAAACGGTCGAGTTGCGCAGCAGCGTCGATCGCCGCCCCCACCCATTCCGCCGCGTCGCCGCTGAACGGGCTCGTATAAAATCCGCGATCAGCGCCTTCGAAACTCAATATGCGGCCGATCGCCGTCTGCCCGATCGTAACGATGTCGGCCGTTGAAAGATCGAGCAGGTTGCCGCCCGGTGCGAGGATCCGCGTCGCCAGATCGTCGAAGCCACCCTCGACGCCGCGCACTGTGACGTTGCGTGCCGACAACGCGAGCACCAGCAACGCCAGCGTCGTCGCCGTCGGCATCGCCGTGCCATCGAGTGCCTTGCGTAATGCTGCGGTTTTCGCAGCCGCGATCAGCGCCAGTCCCTTTTTGGTAAACGGCGGCTTCGCCTCGGGCTCGCGCGGCTCCGGGCCGTCATCGCCATCCAGGTCATCGTCGTCTGCGTCTTCGGCTTTCGCGTCGGCGCGCTCATCGTCGCGGCGGTCGGCCGGCGGCTTTGCCGGTTGCTTCCGCTCGGCTGCCTTCGCGGCCTTGGTGTCGATCGCCGTCACGACCTTGATGGTGCCGTCCGGCGCCACCGCATGAAACGCCCATTCGTGCGCCTTCAGCCGTTCCGGTTTGCCCCAGCTCTCCTTGAAGCCGCCGGGGACCGCGACGTTGTAGGCATCCTTCATCGTCGCGACCTGATGGCGCTTCTTCGTCTTCGCCAGGGCGGCGACGCGCGCCTGCAGCGCCTTGGTCTGACGTTTGATGAACCCGTCGACGTCGGCCGTGGTGAACTGATCGTCAGCGCCCGGCTCGGCAAACAAGTCCTCGTCCCAGACAAGACCTTTTTCGGACGTGTCGAAAATCGCCACCGCCCGCGCGATCCGCTGCGTCGTGCAACGCATCACGACCTGGTGCCAGTCGACGCTTTCCTGATCGCCGCGCGCAACGATCAGATCCTTGATCTTCGCTGCCTGAGCCTGCAGCTTCGCCGGCGCTGCTGCGATCTTCCGCAACGCCGCCGGCGTCGGCATGTCGATCTCGGCCAGTTTCAACAGCGCCGGGTTCAGCCGGCCGAGTTGCTCCATCCGGCGCATCAGCCGATCGTCAAGGCCGAGCGCGCCGGCGGCCTGTTCGAATGTCAGCCCATGATCCTGAATGAGCGCGCGCACCGCGCGCCACTGGTCGACCGGATGCATCGCCTGCCTCTGGATATTCTCGGCGACCTGGGCTTCTTCGACCTCGACGTCGGTCATGACGCGGATCTCGGCCGGAATTTCGGTCAGTCCAAGCGCCCGGGCCGCAGCGAAGCGGCGGCCGCCAAGCACCAGTTCCAGGGGAGACGTCGTTGCAAACGGCTCGCCCATGGGCCGTAACAAAACCGGCTGCAGTACGCCGACCGCGGCGATCGAGCGGCGCAACCCTTCGTCAAGCTCTGGCGGGACCGGAACCGTGCGCGCGTTGCGGCCCGAAACGATCTTGTCCACGGCGACCATTGGCATGGTTCGTTGCTCCCCGCTCAGGGCAAGTGCTCGCCACCGGCGAAACCCGCCATCAGTCCGTCGCGCCACTCCGTGAACTGCGCCGGCACGCGCGGGTGTTCCGTCGGCACGCTGGCGTCGATGAGCCGCTGCCAGTAGGCCGGGTCGCGCATCTGTTTCGATGGTTGATCGTTTTGCAGCATCGCCTGCAGGCGGACTTTGGCGAAGTGGATGCGCTCGGCGCTGGTGTAAGCGAACCCGGTAAGAAAGACCTGCGGCAACTCGTATGGATCTTGCATCTTTTTCCCTCCCCAAAACACGACGATATTTGTTTTATCCCGAGGTCGTTACGGCGCGATCGGCTCGTTGCCATGCACCAGGCGCCGCATCGCGCGCGCCTTCGCTGCGGCGGCAATCAGGAACGGGTCCGGCTCGGCACCCTGCATCATCAGCCGCGCCGTAACGATCGGCTCCAGCTCAGCAAACGTGCTGATCAGCGTCAGCATGTCCCAGGCTGCTGCCATGGCACGCGCGTTCGTCGCGATCTGCGCCGGATCGCGGCCGCATGGCATGACCGTCTCGTCCGTGTGTCCGATCGCGTCCGTGGCCCAGCCGATCACCGCGCCGCACAGATCCACGATGGGCACCGCGCCGCAGGGGGTTGGCGTCAACGCCTCCCACGGCCCCGGGCTGACCGGTGCGCTCGTGAGACAAACCGGATCGTCGTTCGCCGGGATCGCCACGACCTCCGAACGAAAAAATCCAGCCTGTCGCAGTGCTGTCTGTTGCATCTAAACACCTGTGAGTTCGGGTCGCGCGGGTTGCGCCACCGGTTCGTTCGTTGTCAGTACGCGGACCGCCGCATCCGCTTTCGCGCGCAAGGTCGCTTTGCCGCGCGCCACGCCGTCGATCAGGATCTCCGCGGTGAGCTCCACCGTGTCGGGCGACACGGCGATGCGCGCCACGCGCAACAAGCGTCCGTCATCGCGAAACAAATCGCCGGGCTGCAGATATCGCGCCTGGTGCACGGATGTGGTCCGGCTCATTGCAGACCCGGATGCGTCGTGCGGCGGCGGTGCATTCTTGCTGCTCACGGATTGCGCAGGACGGTGAAGCGATTGTCCGAGGTCCCGAGCCGCGGCGCACCGCGATCGCCGATCGCCTGCAGCACGAGCAGCAAAACCACGCTGAACACCATGATCACGACGATAAGGAAGAGCGTCGTTGCGCAAGCGGTGAGCGCCCGATCGATGTGACCGAAATCTGTCTCTCGCCGGCGCATCAACCGGTCGCCGCCTGGGCCGCTTCGGGCGCGGCGATGCGGCAGCGCCGGTCGATCGCGGAATGGGTCAGTTTCCGGCGGCGGCGGTGTTCCGCACGCGCATGGGCTTCGTTTTCGAACAGATCGGCGAACAGGCACATCGACGTGTTCAACGCGAAGCCGGCGGCGTCACCGGGCGCCCGAATCAGCCCAACGAAACGCGAGATGTAGGCGCGCGTGCCTCTGGTCTGCCGAATCAGGACCTGGCGGACGCCACAGCCGGTAACCTGCCACGCCCGGCCGAGCATCGACGGATCGAAAGGGATGAGGGACACGTGGGACTCCGCGGTTGGCGGAATCCGGTTTAGCAGGTTTCGCTAATTCGTGACAAGTCCCATTTTGCGAATATCGCTAATCAGTCCGCCGGAGCAATCCTTCCGGCCTCGAGATTTTGCTCTCTTCCGCGGTTTCGTCACGCGTCCGTAAGCCTTCGCCAGTGCGAAGCCAGCCTTCGACAAGCTCTGGATCGGCGGACGTGATAATCTCGAACGCGCGCCGGATCTGCTCAGGCGTTCTAACATCGCCCGGCGGAAAGAACAGCCGGTCGGCTGTGACCCCGTAAATCTGAGCCAGCAAGTAGAGATCTTCGACTCGCACGGCGGTTTCGCCATCCTCCCACTTCGCGAGCGTCGCCTGGTCAATGGGAATTTCGCCGGGCGTGAGCGCCGCCATCCTATCGACAACAATCTGTCGGGATAGTTTCAAACTGTCCCGCCAGGAACGAAGGTAAGGCATGGCATGATGCCTGACACGGCTGCGTTTTCCCATGACAGACAATGTGCAGAAGCCTTTGAAATCAGTGTTAGATCAGATTTAGCGAAAATAGCTTGACGGGAATCTAGCGAAAATCGCAAGCCCCGAATCATGAAACTCTCCGAATGGCTTCACGGCCACCGCGAAACCCAGTCCGATTTCGCCGGCCGCCCGGAAATCGGCGTCCATCCGATGACCGTGGCGAAATGGGTGACCGGGCGTGCGGTGCCTCGGCCGGCGCGGATGGCCGCCATCGAGCGTGTCACCGGCGGCGCGGTGCGGGCCAACGACTTCTACGGCAATCGCCCGGCCGGAGAAACCGAATCGGACGCACTCACAACGAGCGGCGAATGCGCGATTCCCGCGTCGGCCAGGGAAATCGCCGCATGACCGACCAGCCATTTCGTGAAGCGATCGTCCACGCACTCGCATACCGCGGCAGAACGTTCCGTGAGCAGTCCGACGCACACGCCGAGCGGGCGCGCCGCAATCGGGTGCTTGCTGACGCCTTCGCGGGCCTCGCCGCGCGCGTCGCCGCCGGCGCCGCGGTCGATGCCCACGCGATCCTGAGCGAGGTGCTCTCGGGTGATGTGGGCGATCTCGAAGCGCGTGCCCGCACTCTCGACAGTCTTGGCTGCATGCCGGCGGAGCCACTGCCATGACGGTCGCAATCCCCGATCCCGCGCCGTTCACGATTGTGCTGCGTTTTGAGCCGTCGCCGGCGTTCCTCGCCGCGCTCCAGGAACTCGTGATTTGTCTGCGGCCGCTGTTCGCGGTCGCCGGATCTCTCCCGCCCGGTACGATGCCGGCGGGATCCTCCCCTTCGGCAGTGCATGTGCCTGCCGGAGACGCGCCCGCGAGGGCGCATCGGGGTACCTCCCAGGGTGCGGCGAGCCCCGCATCCCACTTGCCGGCGGCGGCAACCCAGGCTGCGCCGCCGCCGGTTCTTTCCGGGGGGGGCATGGTTAAGCGAGGCAATCGCTTCGGGACCCGGCTGAAAGACGCCGCGAACTGGCGTACGCCAGCGCGCGCGGCCGTCGTCCGCCGGCTCTATCCGGCCGGGATCCCGGTTCCCGAGATCCGGCGCGAACTGAACGCGCTGCCCGGCCCCGAAGTAACGAAGGTCCACGACATTCCAAACTGGGCCTTCAGCCTCGGTCTCCGACGGCCGCCCGGGACACCGAACCCGTTCCGGAAGGATCCAGCGCCGGCACCGTCGGCTACTGCCCCAAAGCCGGCGCCCGTCGCATCAGAGCCTGTTGAAACGACCGCGAACGCGGACCCCGCACCGGCGATCGCTTCCGACAATGCCCTCGGCGCGCGCGCGCAGATTGCCGCTTCCCCGACATGGAGTGCCGAGCGCATCGCCTTGCTGCGTCGGGATTATCCCAATCCCCGCCTCGATCCCTCTGTCATCCTGACACAGATCAATACGCTGCCGGGCGGCCCGATCAGCGAGGTCTGGATGCACAATTACGCGGTCTCCGCGCTGAAGATGAGCCGGCGGTTCGACGCTCCCCGGCCAGCTGCTGCCTCGGGACCGGCTCCGGAACGAAAAGCCGTTGCGCGTGAGGCGATCGACGCCTGGTGCCGCGCCCGTGGCTGGCATTTCGAAAAATTCGACATCGAGGCGGTCAACGAGCGCTGCGCCAAGGTCGGGCATCCGGGGTTCACCTTGCTGGACCCGGCGCGCCGGGCCGGAGCCGCCGCGTGACGCGCAAGCCGCGCATCCTCCCGGCGATAACCCTCTGGCAGCCCTGGGCCTCGCTGATCGCGCTCGGGCTGAAGCCATACGAGACCCGCGATCGCCGGCCGCCGCATCGGTTGATCGGCCAGCGCGTCGCCATTCACGCCTCGCTGCGCCGGCCGAAATTCGACGACGTCACGCCGGAAATCCATCAGGCAATGACGGCCAAAACCGGCAACGCCCTGTGGTTCGAGCTGCTGCCGTACGGCGCCGTGGTCTGCACCGCGACGCTGGAAGGCGCGTCGCCGGCGGATCAGGTGCCGTCCGATCCATTCGGCGATTATGCCGCCGGCAGTTGGGCCTGGCGCCTCACCGATGTCTTCCCGCTGCGTCCGCCAGTGCCGGCCAAAGGATGGCAGATGCACGGCTGGACCTGGGCCGTGCCCGACGCGGTGGAACTCTCGCCGCCGGCGGTCGGACCCCGCCGCGCATCTGAGTCCGCCGATGCCGGCTGAAGCGCGCCGGCAATGGCCGGATGCCAGGGAAGTCGCGGCCGGCCTTGCGGCCCATATCGAGGCCCTGGCGGCCGATCTGCTGCCGGCCGGCAAGCGTAAAGGCCATTACTGGGTGTGCGGCGGTACCGGCGGCGAGGCGGGCGGCTCGCTGTTCATCCACCTGACCGGCAGCAAGCGCGGCCACTGGCAGGACGCGGCCACCGGCGAATTCGGCGACGCGCTCGACCTGATCGCCGCCTGCGCCTTCGGCGGCGACAAGAAAGCCGCCTGTGCCGAAGGCTTGCGCCGGCTCGGCCTCGCCGGCGTCAAGGGCGGCCCACCACCGTCGCGGCCGGCGCGGCAGGATCCGCCGCCGGCGACGGAAGATCCCGCATCGGCCAACAACGCGGCGGCCATGCGCATGTGGCTCGAAGCGAAGCCGTCGATCATCGATACGCCAGTGGAAAATTACCTCAAAAATCGCAACATCGATTTACGGTCTCTGGGCCGCGCGCCGCGGGCGCTGCGGTTTCATCCGGCGCTCTGGCACAGCGGCGTTAAGATGCGGCTGCCGGCCATGGTCGCGGCGATCACCGACGGCAGCGGCAGGCACGTCGCCACGCACCGCACGTGGCTGGAATACGCCGGCGGCGGCTGGATGAAAGCGCGTATCCCAGACAACAAAATGGTGCTCGGCGCATTCCCGGGCGGATCGATCCGGCTGTGGCGCGGCGCGTCCGGAAAATCGCTGAAGGATGCGCCGGCGGGCGATCCCGTGGTGATCACCGAAGGCATTGAATCCGGCCTGTCGATCGTCGCCGCCTGTCCCGAGCTGCGCGTCCTCGCCGCCGTCAGCCAGGGCAACCTCGGCGGCGTCGAGCTACCGCCGCAGATCGGCGTGGTGATCCTGGCGATCGACAACGATCGCAAGCCGCAGGCGCAGGCGGCGGCGGCGCGGGTGGTCAACCGCTGGTTGGACCGCGGCTACCGGAACGTGCGGATCGCGCGCAGTCCGTTCGGCAACGATTTCAATGATGCACTGCAGGGGGTTGCATGAACTACCTGGCCGATGACGCCGCGGATATTCGCGCCCGGCTGCGGCAGATCCGTCTGGACGAGGGGCGTGGCGATGACAACTACGCGACTGCGACCGGCAAGGACCTCGAGACGATCGCCGCCCGCTATGGGTTGATGCGGATGTCCGCCGAGGGCGATTACGCACTGCGCCAAAGAATAGCGGCCGCCATCGGCGCCGCATAACACGCTTCGGGGGAACGGCATGGCCAAGGCGAAAGATGGGATCCGCGACGCCATTCTCGGCGCCGATCGTCCGTTTCGGGTGATCGATGGCGGCGGCGGCAAGCCGCCAACCGGCGGCCGTCCCGCCGACGGCGAAACGCCCTGTCCGGTGACGCCGCTCGGCGATGCCGACGGCGTCTGGCATTTTCTCGATCCGCTCGGTCAGAAACGCCAGCTGACCGCGCGCGAATTCGGCAATCGTCATGTCGTGCGCGGATTGTTCCGTGGCGACGAACGATGGCTGCGCGAAAAATTCCCCGACCGCAAGGAATTCGAAAACGAGCACGGCGGCAAGGCGGTGCGCGTGGTCGGCTTTCAGCTCAACGCCGCCGCGGCATGGCTGCAAAAATTGTGTTCCGATCAGGGTCTTTACGGCGACTTCCTGCAGCTGCGCCGCCCCGGCATCTGGCGCGGCGACGATGGGCTGCCGATTGTGCACGCCGGCGACGCGGTGCTGATCGAAGGCAGCTGGTGCGCCGCCGGCACCCGCACCGGCAATCAGATCTGGATCGCCACGCCGCCGGCCCCGCGCCCCGCTGCGCCGTGCGATCACAGCGTCGGGGAATCGTTTCGTGAGGAAATCCAGCGGCTGTGGAAGTTCCGCCTCGGCGGGGCGCCGCATCTGCTGCTCGGGCTGATCGCCACCGGCATGCTCGGCACCGCCGCGCGCTGGCGGCCGAACGCGTTTCTGTGCGGCGAGGGCGGCAGCGGCAAGACCATGCTGATGGATGTGCTGCGCGCCGCCTGTCCGATGCATGCCTACAGCAACAACGCCAGCGAGGCCGGCGTCACCAGCCTGATGAACGGCCGCGTCGTGCCGATCTTCATCGATGAGAGCTCGGACCGGCAGAACCAGGGCGGTGCCGATGCGCTGATGGATCTCGTGCTGGCCTCGGCCTCGGGCGACGGCACCAAGGCGGTCCGCGGCCGCGCCGACGGCGGTTTCCGCACGATCGAAATGGCCGGCTGCATCCTCTACGGCTCGGTCAACCCGCCGAGCATGCAGCCGCAGCATCTCGGCCGCATCACCTTGATCGAGCTGCTGAAGCCCGATGGCGGCGAAGATGCGCGTGCCGAGCAAACCGCGCTCGCCGAATGGGCCCGTATCAACGGTCCGGCGTTGTGGGGCCGGGTGATCGCCAGCGCCGAGCGTTGGCATGCCAGCCTGACGGTGTTCCGCACCGCGCTGGCCGAGGCAGGCTGCGCGGCACGCGAGATGGATCAGATGGGCGCGCTGCTGGCCGGCTGGTGGATCCTCACGCACGAAGGCCTGCCGGGCGAGGCGGGTGCGCGCGAAGGCGTCGGCATGGCCGCCGAATTCATCCGCCCGGCCTCGGATACGATCGAGGACAGCGGTCCGCGCCGCGCCGTGCAGCACCTGCTGTCGCAACTGATCCAGTTCGACGGCACCACGCGACAGGAACAGGTCGGGATCCTGCTGGAGCGCGCCTGGACGCCATCGGATGAGGCCTGGGACCATCAGGCCGACGCCAAAGTGCTGGCGCGCTTCGGCATGCGTCCGATCCGCCCCTGTCTGGAGCGGTTTCAATGGCGGGTGCCGATGCCGGAGGAGCCGGATTTTCCTAACGGTCCGGTGAACTGGCGGGCGCGTCCCGATCGGCCGGGTGACGTGATCGCCGGCTGCACCTGCAAATCCTGTCTCGACCATCAGAAGCGTCCCGTGCCCCGGCTGAGCGCCGGTGGCGGCATCTGGTTGATGCCAATGGCGCTCAAGCCGCTCTATCGCGGCGTGCACGGCCTCGATGGCGATCGCTGGCAGATCGAGCTGCTGCGGCTCGGCACCCGATCGCGGACGTCGGTGCGCGTCGGCGGCGTCGTAGGCAAGGCGATCTGGCTGCCGCGCGAGGCGATCGATGACGGCGGTGGCCAATGAAATCAACGCTGTAACCGCTGTGACCGGCTTGTGACCGCCCTGTGACCGGGGAATGGTAAGGAATTCAATGCTGTAACCGCGTGACCGCCTGACCAGCGATTTCCTTTATGTGAGTTCTCGCTCATAGGACAAACACCGGTCACACAGGTTACAGGTTACAGATAGATAAATAGAATAAGGATATCAGCATGCTGGAAGATTTTCGTTACTGTGCCCGAACTGAGACCGCTGTGACCGCCCGTCGCACAATGACGGACGCCATGACGCAGCTGGTTGCCGGCGTCATCGTCGAGCTGGAAGCCGCCGGCGCCACGCTTCTCGCGCTGCCGATGAGCGGCTATTCGACCACGCTGCGCACCGGCGGTCTCGACTTCGTGCGCGACGCGATCGAGAGCTACGGCTGGACCGACATGCCGATCCGCCCCGCGGTGCCATCCTCGCGCGCGATCAGTCGGATGGACGCCGCGTTGGCCTGGATCTCGCTGATCCCGGAAAACCGTCTGGTGCTGCGCCGCATCGTCGGTGCGCGCGCGCTGGTGCATCCGATCACCGAACGGCATCTGTTCTCGTGGCGCCGATTGGGCAATCTGCTGAAGACCGATCATCACGCGGTGCAGCGCCAGCACCTGGAAGGGATCGAGCTGATTGTGGCCCGTCTGGCGACCCAAAAATAAATTTCAATATGCGCTCCACAAATCCCACGGAATCGGGTATCGATTTATCACGCTACGCGAATCCCGTGCCCGCCCGGTCTCCTGACCTGGTGGGCACGCTGCGTTTGGGGGTAATCCGTGTGATCGAGCTCTCGATTGACGACGCCGGCCTGACGCGAATGGAGCGCTCGCTGACCATCATCGCCCGCGAGCAGCTGCCCTTCGCCATGTCGCGCGCCCTGAACGATTGCGCCAAAGCCGCAACCGTGGCCGTCAATCGTGCCATGCCCGAAGTCTTCGATCGGCCGACGCAGTTCACTGAACGCGCGGCCGTCGCCCCACGTGCCCTGGCTGCCACCAAAACCCGCCTGCTTGCCGAACTGACGCTGCGTCCCATCCAGGCGCAATATCTGCAGCTCGAGGAAACCGGTGGTGTGCGCACCGGCGCGATGAACACCCGCAAGCCGTCGAAGACCGTGCTACTGCCAGGCAAGGCGATGCCGCTCGACGAGTTCGGCAATATCCCGCGCGGCACGATCGCCGGATTTGCCGCGCAGGTCAGACCGCCGTCGAAACGCACGCGCGCCAAGGCTGCGGCAAAATCTGCGCCCGCCGTGTTCTTCCTGCCCGCTGCATCGCCGGCCAATCTGGCGAAGATCTCGGGGTGGTTCCGTCGCCTCCCCGGTCACACCCTGACCCGGCTGACCGCCTTCGAAAAATCCACGCACTATCACGAACGCATGGGCTACCGCGCCCGGGTCGAGGCCGCCGTCCGTGCGACGTGGCCGAAGGCGATGCTCGGCCGGCTGCACGAGGCCATAAAAACCGCGCGCTGACGCCGCGCGGGTCCTTCCCCCCGGTCCCGGCCACCACGGGTATTTCGCACCCCGGTATGGGGGTGGCGCTTAGTAAAATTTTTGGAGGTTCGGTTGTCATTGGCGTGCTCGTCTGAGGCGCCGCCCGGCATCCCAGCCGTGCGCGTCAACAAGCGGGAGCTGGCCCGTATACTCGGCGTGTCCCTGCCGACGATCGGCGCGTGGCTCGACCGCTATCCCGAGTTCCCGGTGCTGCAATCCGGCACCAACGGCCGCGAGTATCAGTTCGACGCCGTCGCCGTCCGCGACTTCATGGCGATCAAGGATGCCGAGGAAGAGCGGCTCGAAAAGGAGCGGGAGGCGGCGATCGCCCAGCTCGGGCTGCCGCTGGAAGAGCAGACTGAGGACGGCGCCGGCGCCCTGAAACCGCGCGAGCGGCTCGACCATGTCCGGGCAATCTCGGCCGAGGACAAGCTGCGCCAGGAACGCGGCTTCCTGGTCAGCGTGCCGGCGGCGCGGCAGGCGATGACGGCGGCGGTCGCACGGTGGAACCGGGCGATCCATGCCCGCATCCGCCAGGACGGCCGAGACTTCAACCTGCCGGATGCCGTGGTGCGGGCCTTGCTCGCCGGCGTCGCCGAGACCCAGCACCAGTTCGTGCGCGAGCTGGGCTACGACGCGGGCCTGACCGAAGCCGGCCGCAATGCCGCCTGATATCCCTTACTTCGACGCCGGCCAGCTGGTCGCCGAGGTCTTCGCCGCTGCCTTCCTGCCGCCGACGCCGGTCAACGCCGCCGAATGGGCCACACGCCATCGCTGGCTCACCAACGACGGCGGCGGCTATGTCGGCCGCTGGCGTCACGATATCGCGCCCTATCTCCGCGAGCCGATGGAGGTGGTCAGCGACAATGCGTTCCTTACCGGCGTGGTGGTTGGGCCGGGGCAGTGCGGCAAGACAGAAATCGGGCTGAACTGGCTCGGCGCCTCGATCGACGGCAACCCGGGCGATCTGCTGTGGTACATGCAGACCGATTCGGCTGTGCAGGCCTTCGTGAAGTCGCGCATCAACCCAATGATCGACGAACACGAGGTGCTGCGCTCCAAACGAGGCCTGCGGGCAACCGACGACAGCCTGTCCTACAAGCAGTTCACCGGCATGGCGGTCGAGTTCCTGGCGGCCACCCGTAGCGCAATGATCAACAAGCGGGCGCCGCGGATCCTGGCCGACGAATGGGACGCCTATGATCCGTCGATCGGCGATCCGAAGATACTGCTCGATATTCGCCGGCAGACCTTCGGCCGCGAATCCATGCTGCTGGCGCTGTCGCACCCCGATCGCGCCGGCGGCCTCGATCCGCGGCACTGGAATGCCGGAATCATGGCGCTCTATGCGCAGTCCGACCGGCGGATCTGGTACTGGCAGTGCCCGGAGTGCGGCGCCTGGAGCTCGCCCAATCCGACCGCCGAGCGCGTGATGGTCCTTGACTATCCCGACGCCGACGGTGTGCCGCTCGATGAGATCGCCGACGCGACGCGGCTGCTCTGCCCGGTCAACGGCTGCGTGCTGGAAGACGCGGCTCGCAAGCAGATGAACCTGACGGGCCGCTGGATCGGCGCCGGTCAGACGATCGACCAGGACGGCACGGTGACCGGCGCGCTGGCGCCGTCCGATGCCGCCGGCTTCTGGATCGTGGGCCTGATGTCGCCGTTCCTGCTGCAGGGCATGGGCGGCCTTGCCCGCGACCGGGTGAAGGCCACGCGGGAGCGGGAGGCGACCGGCAGCGACACGACGCTGAAGGAAGTCATCGTCAAGGGCTGGGGCCTGCCATACGAACGGCCGCGTGCCGTGGGCTCGATCGACGCCAACGTGCTCGCCGATCGTGCCGACGCCTCGCTGCCCCTGGGCATTGTGCCGGAGGGCGTGCGTTTCCTGACCGGATTTGCCGACGTCCAGGCAAACCGTTTCGAAACCCTGATCCGCGGCTGGGGACCGCGCGGCGAGAGCTGGATCATCGATCACCGGATGCACCGGGCGGATACCGCGACCAGTCCGGAAGCCTGGGATGCCCTGTTCGTCTGGTTGCTGGACACGCCATGGCCGCTGGCCGGCAATCCGGGTCGCTTCATGCGCCTGCGGGCAGCCGGTTTCGACAGCGCCGGCGCGCCCGGCGTGACGCAACAGGCCTATGACGCGTGGCGGCGGGCGCTGGCGGCACGGAAAACCCGGATGCTGGGCCGGTTCGACGGCCGCGAGGCCTGGAACCTGATCGGCACGAAGGGCGCGGCCTCGCTTGGGGCGGCGCCGCTGCAGGTGACCCGGCCCGACAGCGCGCGGAATGATCGACGCGCCCGCAGCGGCGGCGCGGTGCCGATCGCGTTATTCGGCGCCAACGGGTTCAAGGACAATCTCGCCGGCCAGCTCGGCCGCGGCGAGCCCGGTCCCTGGTATGTGCACTTTCCGGCCGGCCTGCGATCCGAGGCGCCGCCGCACCTGTGGTTCGA